TCTATCCATTGATTCTGGTGAATCATCTAATTGGATTCTAAAGTCAATTAAACCACGTTGTGCTCTAATGTTATTTAGAATTGGTGTAACTAATGTTAAGAACTGTTGTCTTACAGCTGCATCATTTTGTTCGAAAACTAATCTAACGGCAACCGCGGATACTAATTTTCTAGTTTGAAGTAATAATCTTCTAACGTTCATTCTGTTTAATGCAGTTTCATCAATTTGTAAAGTTTTGTTACCCCAAATTTTAATACCTTTAGTTGCAAAGTATATTAATGGGTTGATTCTACCTTCATATAAAGTATCTCTCTGCTTCTCAGTAAGTTTATGCCTTACTTGAACAGCATTTACATCACCTCTTTGTATACCAGCTACCGCAAACCATGGGAATGAGATGTTATCAGTTAATGCGATGTTTCTAACAACGTCACGTGTTGGTGGAATCCAAACGTACTCATTATTTTCCGCATCATTAATCTGAATCCAAGGCCAGTAAGTTGAAGTATAGTTACTGTCAAATTCACCATCTAATCTATTAACAACATCTTCATCTGTTAACATTTCACCATCAATTGATACGTCTGGTGTAGTAGCTATATAGATTGAATCACTTCTTTCTTCTTCTACCATCTCAATTGTATCTTCGATTAAGTTAGTGTTATTTAGAGTATCAATACCAGGTGTTGCAAATACATTAATATTTGTAGCCTCTGGGTTAGAGAATGTTCTAATACCTTCTAAGAAAGCATAATAATCAGATGTTAAACCATCTTCATCATTAGATATTGGAATTTCTTTAAAGATACCAGCAGTTAACCCTAATTGTCCTCTAGAACCATTAATTCTATAGTCATCGGTGTTAGTTCTTTTATCTCTATAAATATCCCAACCATCAAATCCACCATAAGGTGCAAATGTAAATTTACGTGAATAAACTTTTTCATAAACTGTGTTTAATACACCCATTTCAGTTTGGAATGGAGCAATACCAGTATCAAACTTAATAATTGGTGAGAATGTAGTGCCGCTGTTATCAATAACAATGTCTAAACCATCAATTGTAACACCGCTTGCATTTACATCCATATGGAAACCATCAGTCGTACCAGTCCATTGTGAAACAGGGTAACTTTCTGGCGGTGTACCAATATAATCGAAAAAGTCTTGGTCAATACCTTCAGTATCTGATAAACCTAAATAGAATTTACGTTTGTTTTCAAATACGCCGTATTCAGTTTTATATAATAACTCTGGTGAAACTACGTTAGCACCAGCTGCCATTTGGTAATCTTTAATAGGTACACCTAAAAATCCACCTGGAAATGCATCTGATGTGTTTGACTCTGGTGCTGACTCTACTAATACATATTTAGATACTGCTGGGAAATTTCCATCAGTTGTTCCAATTCTCCTACCAACATAATCTTTCGATGTAGGGTTCATATTACACTTAGAGAATTTTTCTAAATACTGTGGTCTTCTATCACTGTCATTAAATTTTCTAACTACAATATCAAATGTTTTATCATCTAATTTAATATTTTGGATAGAAATTTTAATCTCTTGGTTAGCGTGGTTACCATCAGAAATAGTCCATAATCTAAACAATCTCATTACTTTGTTACCTCTAACTTCTGAAACAACATAAGGTGTTACAGCTGGTTTGAACTCTTCTAAATAATCATCATATGAGTCGTTATAATTAACTAACGATAAATTAATACCTCTAACTTTACCTTCAGAAACCAACTTATCAAATTGATGATTATAGAAAGAATCGATAAATATAGTTGTGCTATTATCTTTTTCATTTCTACCTAATACTTTAGTGATATAATTTCTTTTAGTTCTATCGAATGAAAGGTTGTAATTAAACGCACCAGACACTGTACCAGTTCCTGTTAGTGAGAAATCACCAAATGGGTTTGCTTCCGCATCGGTTAAACCGCCAAAACTAATATCAGTATTGCCAGATATTTCATACATTAATTCTTCAGTTCCAAAATATTGACCTCTTGAACGTAAGGTAGCTATTAATAAATTATCGGTATCTGAATAAGAAGTACCAGAATAATGAACAACTGTACCAGAACTAGTACCTGTTGTTACACCACTAATTGTATCACCTACCATAACTAAACAATCATATTTTACACCAGTAAAGGTATTACCAGTTGGTGAATTTTTAAACATTGTTGGTGTTGTTAGTACAAAATTAGTTGTATCACCACTATTCAAACCAACCAATGATGGTGGTGTTATATCACCATTATCAATTAAATGATTTAATAAGGTATCTGAACATGTAAAATCAGTACCACCACTTGTTGTTGCACTAAATGAACCTGTAGCGGCTGAATTAGTTAATATTTCAACTATAGTTGAAGGGTCAACGGCGGCATCTAAAGTGATTCCCCATTCTAAACCAGCGTAGTATCCAGATAAACCTAAAATTCTAGTAACAAATAATTGGTTACTTTCACTAAAATAAGATTTAGCGATGTATGGTAATTCATATTGTTGGTAACCTGTACCAACGAATTTAGTAGTATCTAGTCCACCGAAAAGTGTTCTATACTCATCGAAATTATTAAGGAAAATAGGTTGAAATGCTGGACCTTTAACGGTTTCACCAGCTAACCCTAATGTAGTTACACCAACTTGTCTAGTAACAAATGTTAAATCTGTTTCATGTGTATAAACACCAGGACTTACGAATATTTTATTAGCCATTCTTTTTGTTTTTTTTATGTTATTATTATTCTTTTATAATAAATATGTAAAAAAAACACAAAAACTAGATAAATATAATATAATATCTTTTTAGGTATTAATTTAAGTTACAAATGTCTTTAACTTTTTGAAGTGAAATGAAACTTTGTTTACGTCTTTTAAATTTAAACCACAATTCCCAAGCTAAAGAAACGCCAATATATCTACATCTAGCTTTGTATGTAGACACACCTTCCCAGTGCATTATCTTATAAAATAATTTATTTGAAAATTTTCCACCTTTACCCGTGCGCCATAACCAATCATGTATATAACATGATAAATCTGGGTGATTGAAATCTTGTACCGCAGTACAACCATCAAAATCATTAACTGGGTTCCAATTATCATCAAATGAGATATCAATTAAGGTTTGTATATATTTTGGTGCTGATGTATGTTTATATTGAATTTCGATTAAGTCTTTCAATTCTTTGTTTGTGTAATTCTTATATGGTATCATTTCCTTTTTTTCCTTTTTTTCCTTTTTTTATTCGGTATTAATGGTTTCACGCTATTATCTGGAACCTCCAATTTATATTTTAATTTATCCGAAAATTCAACAATTTCCCCATTATCAAACATTAATGTAAAAGTATGAGTCATTGAATCGTAATCAAAATCGTTTATTACACTAGATGAATCCAACTCTCCATCTCCGTCAACATCGACATAAAAAATCTTAGACCCAATAATTTTTTGTTTAAGGGCTAAATTCATTAAATTATTTTTAATAATGGCCATAAATAATTATATTTTTTAATTCTGTTATAAACTCTTCTAAAGTATATGGTGGGTTTATTGGGTAATTTTTTAACCCCCCATTTATATATGAACCAGTTGATTCTATATAATCCATAATACCATCAATACTATTACCGTAATTTGTACCAGTTAATGCTATTGTTTTGAAATCAATTACAAAATTCCTAGTAGCATCTATAAATGTTTGCCCGTCATCTTCACTTAAATATTTTATAATAGAATAAGTAAATGCTACGGAGTCAATTCTTTTTTCAGCTGAAACACTAGCTAATCTAATATCTATAGCTCTATTTTCTTTAAATTTATTTATTGCGTCTAGTTGTGAGTATCCTTGACCCATCAAATACCCTATTAATTTACTGGGTTCTGTTGCACAATATTTTAAAACAATATCTTTAGATTTTATATTTTCAAAACCAATGTTTTTAACTAGTTCTCTGATTTCACGTCTAATAATCATATAATCACCTTTATCATCAGTAAATATATCCCAATTTTCGATTGATTGCTTTACTTTTAAATGAATATTAGAATCAAATTCATCATCTAATATTATACCATATTTTTTATTATTTTTATACTTAATTAATTCCATATTTATTCATAATAAACTTTAACATTATCAACACAAAATGGTGGATTAGTTTCATCTACATCGCATCTAAAAGAAAAGACTAAATAACCTACTTCCCCCCCACTTATAGCTTCATTTAATTCTTCGCCTTCAAAGGTTGAGTTATTATTGTAATGACCAATAGTACCATCCCCATTATAATCACCGATATTATAGATACTTGATATCGCAGTATCGGCTACTATATCACTAGTATTTGGTACAAATGATACTGACCCCCAATCATAACCACTTTCCCCTTCACACTTCCAATCAAATGTAATTTTCATATTAGAAAAACTTCCACTAGGTATTGTAACTTGTTTATAAAGATGGTTAATATTAATATTACCATCAGTGTTAGTATAAGTTGCTGTACCACCTTGATGGTTTGTTGCGTTATCACTAATATAAGCACCATAAGAACCAACTGATTTTGTATCACTACCAACAGACCAAAAGTTTATTTCCCCACTTTGCGTTGAATCTACAGTAACCCAATTATCTGTACCAAAATCACCACTTTCAAAACTACTACTCCATAATAATCCAGAAACAGTTGATGTTATACCAGTGAAATGAATCCATTTATTATCATGGTATAAACTAAGCCCATTCCTTGTTGAATTAGCTACTAAAATACCATTTGGTGGGGTTGTAAATCCTGTTATTTGGGTGTCACTCAATATTGGTAAAATATGGTGATTATCGATACCTGTGTTAGCTATAAATCGCCATTTAGGTGTGTTAAGTATATTAGTGCCATCTATATGAGACCCTAACCCTGTAAAATTATTATTACTTATAGTACCCGATTCTAATATTATATTAGAATCAATATTAACTGATATATCACCACTTTTAGTATAAAATATATTACCATCTAACCTAATTGAATTTATTGAATTACCACTAATTGATAATAATGTATTTCCAGTAAGGGAATTCCCGCAACTAAATTCATTAAAGTATTGTCTAGTATAAATTAATTCATTAAAATTAGATATTTTTAATCCAGAATTATTATTTATATAATTATTATAATCTAAATTTATAGTTGAAAAACCATCAATAACCCCAATATCATCGCTATTTTCAAAAATAGTAAAATTATTAGTAAATGTTGTCCCAGAATTTCCATGACAATCAAAAATTTTATCGTTTTTACTAATTAATTTTATATTACGTATTGATATTGTTACATTTGAACTCCTTATCATACTACCCGTTGAACCTGAATATGTTAAACTAGAATTAAATGGTGAAACGCTTTTTAAAATACTTTTCTCACCCATTTGTAAATAGTTATCTTCTATATTTACATTCCCGTTGATTTCATAAATTACGTTATCTAATAAAGTTATCTTTTTTAATTGAGGTGTTGGAAAATCACTTAATTTTGTTACATAAACAAAATTGTCGATAGAAGTCCCACCACTAATCCCAGTTAAATAGCTACCATCACCATAAAATGTTGTTGCTGAAATAGTTTCAGCTGAAATAGTTTCTATATTTAAAGTATCACCACTTCTACCACTTAATAGTGCATATTGAGGATGGTCATCAACATTTAAATCTGATAAATTTGAGTGACTACCAGGTGTTGATGTTGGTGATAAATCGGACCCAATCCAATTGATATAATTTTCACCAGTATCTGTTGTAAAAACCCTAGATTTAACTTGGTTATTCCAATCCTTATCAGTTTGAAAAATTATTGTTGCTACTGGTATAAATTCTGCTGTTGGAATCCCTATTGTAATTAAATTACTCATTTCAACATTTGCCCCAGCTCTGGCTGTTTTATTTGTTGGGTATTGATTTTGACCCATTATTGCAAAAATGGGTGTTTCTTTATCATTAGTGGCAAAAATATGAGTTAAAAGAAAGTCATGCTCGTTTACTTCTTCAGTACTCCAAACTCCACCAACATTTTTATTATACATAGCTCTACCAGTAGCTGATGTAGCATTTTTAATTAAAAATTTTGATGGTTCTTTTCTTCTCCAAGTCTCAGTATTACCCTCCATGTAAAATAATGGTGCTTCTAATATAGGTGATAAAGTGGTAGGTGCGTTATTTTTTATAAAAATTCTAATATCTTCATCCCATATTTCTCCATCACTGCAAGAAAATTGCGCTGAACTATCATCATTTCCAGAACCAATTGCATTAAAATTAGCTAACATTAATCCATTCATATAAGCGGTACCAACACTTAAATGTAAATAAGCGTGAACAACCCCTGGCATACTAGCACCGTGTCTTTCTTCACCTAAATATAAATGTTTTTGGTTTGTCTTATCCCAATAGATGATACCAACTAATGCATTTTCATACACTAATGGTAAATCAAATACGGTTGTTCCAGTTAAAACACCATTACTATTAAAATATATAAAATGTTCACCTTCTAAATCTGGTATTGTGTATGATTCACTTACTTTAGTAAACTCATCACCTTTTATATAAAAATTAAAAGTAGTAGTTTTAGCTGAGATAGTTAAGGTTCGAGTTGAATCATCAAACCCAAAATCAGAAGTTTCAAGTGTTGAAAACCCTGTTGGTTCGCTAGTAATATTTGGGTATAAACTTTTAACTGTAATAATCCCCGTTGACCCAGTTGTGACTTCAACTAAAGTACCACCACTAATAAAAACTTTTTCTGGTGGTAAACTATCCCATTTACTAGTATTACCATTAAATGTTAAAACATTTTTATCACCTGGTGCGCTGGCTAAAACATCACCTATGTCTTTAAGATTTTCAATCGTTGAACCAGAAATAGAACTAGTTCTATCGATATATTTAATTATAAGTTTTGTGGTATAACCAACTAAAGATTCATTTGGTGGTGTATTAGCTGAATCACGAATGGTAATTTTAAATTTAGTCCCACTACTTAAGTTATATAAACCAATGGTTGTTATTGTTGTTGAAATATTTATAACATCATCTTCTCTTATATAACCACCAGGTTGGTTATTATCTTCAACCCAACCACTACCATTATCAAACCAAATGTTTATTATTGGGTTACCTCTAAGGCCACCACTAGCGTTATCAGATTTAACCATTGCTGTTATATTAAATTCGTACCAACCATCATTTAATATAGTTACCTCACTACCGATAGATGATGTTGTAGCTGAATGTGAATAATAATCATCTTTAATTGTTACAGTATCAAATGGGACATCTTTAGGGGTGTTAGTTACTTTAAATGATTCACGTGGTTGTGTGAAAACTCCTTCAAATAACTTAGAAATACTTTTCCCACTATTTGATTTAAATATATCATAAATATCAGTACCACCAGAATAAATAGTAGTAGCATCAATAGAGCCGATAATATTAGTATCACCGCTAATAGTTCCACCAGATGAATCAAATTTATTATTTAAATCATCTTGTAATCCATATATTTGTTTAATTTTAATACCCATGATGATATATTAACTTTTTTTATTTATAAATCAAGACTATCTTAACACATCGTATAATAAATCTATTCTATCATCAGTATCTATATTAAATAAATTTGATGTGTTAAAATAGATACTAGTTCCATTAAATCTAACATCTTTTGTTGTACCACTAGGGTGTATAATATAATTAACCCCATTAATAGATAATATCGCTTGACTATTTTCAGCTGGTGTTTCCGTTAATGTTAAATCACTAGAATTAAATTGTATATTACCAGGTGTTGTTAAATTATCTGGTGTTATATCTTTATCATTTAATGTTGGGACAGCTTTTAATTCACTACCATTTTTTAACTCTTCAATAGCATTTTGAATAGTAGTAGCCGACATACCAGATATATTATCTATAGGAATAGAATCAGCGTCAACCTGATTAGTATTACTACCAAAATCTATATGAGTTGTGTTTATACTATTATCTTTAACATCAAAACCAATCGTCCCACCAAGAATAATTGATTGTGAGCTAGCAGAAATTGTAGGGCTTGTGTTAATAACTGTTTTTAAGTCGCTTATATCAAATGAATTGAAGTTTTCGTTTCCTTTAAAACTTAAACTACCTGGTGTTAATGTAACACCTGTTAAAAAACTATCTACTGTATCTAAACTAGATAAATCAACAGATATGTTAGTATTATCATTTCTATGCAGTACTAATGTACTAGTACCAGTTAATTGTCCAGAATCAACATAAGTGTCGGCGGTTGTAGAACCGAAATCAGTGTATAATTCATTACTCCCGTTTAATTTAATACTAGAACCATCATATTTTACATTAACCTTTAATGTGTTATCAATACCATCATTAGTGCTTTCTAAATTAGTATTAATAGCATCACCATTTATTAATGATTTGGTAGTTAAAATAGCGTTATTATTAGTCGTTCCAGACCCAATATTAGAATTAACCCATGGAGATTGTATTACCCATGTGTTGTTATTATTATCCCATAAAATACCACTACTATTGGTATAACCATTACCTCTAAATATATCTAACCCAGAATATCTAGGTATGGCGTTTCCAGATATTGCGGTACTATTTACAACAATTCTATTATCTTTAACATATAAATCATCAGTATTAATAGTTGTTGCAGTTCCTAAAATAGTAACATTCCCATCTATAATGGCATTTCCACCAATATGTAAATTATTATTAAAAGTATAATCACCATTTATATGGTTATTAGTATCACCTAGTTTAATAATGTCATTTATTATGTAAATCCCTTGATTATCAACATTAGCGTTAAAAGTTACAGTAGTTGCACTTGTATATCCGCCACCAATTAACCCGTTACCAGCTATTAATTCGGTATTATTACTTGTTATAGCAGATAAAATAGTTACTTCCATTTGAAGCTTATTTACCCCATCACCATCTAATATACCATCTTTCACTGATTTTAACCCATAACCAGCTAAATCTAAATTTTCGTCTGGCAAAAGTTTACTAAAACCAACTGAATTGTTTCTTAATTGTTTTCCGTGTATTAGTCCCATAGTTTTTTTTTTGTTTAATTATATATTATTCTTAATTTATCGTTGTTATCTAATTGAAATGGTGCTGGTGTAAAATCTAAAATAATATTATCATTATTATAATAAATATTATAATCGAAATATTCATCTTGCAAAACACCATTTAAGTAAACTTTTACTTTTTCATCGTCAAATGGTTTTGGTACTGCAAGAAATATTTGAACATTAGAAGAACTAGTTACTAATAATAGCCTATGTGTTTCTGGTTTAATTAATAACTCCCAACCATGTTGATTATCAAATTGATTAATATCTTTTAATACATAAATTTGGTGTGAATTATTACTACCCCCTGAAATTGTTATTATTATTTGTCCTTCGATTAATTTAGGGTACCAAATAATTGGGTTATTAAATATTTCATCTAAATTATTAATAATAAAAGCACCACCTCTAACTGTATTTATATTATCAATTAGATTAGCTTTAATTGTGCCATTAAAAGTAGTTTCCCCACTAACATCTAGTTTAATTGTATTGTTATTATCACAAGATACAATTTGGTTGGTATACACACCACCACAAACTCTAATAGTTGAAGAATCACCGCTTAACGATATCGGTTCTAATATAAAGGTTTTATTTACACCACAGTTACAATTCATATCTATAATAAATATCCGTTAATTAGGAATTGAGATTTTTTAGTTGTGGTTTTTTCACAAAAAACACTTAAAATGTCACCAGCTTCACAAGTAAATGGTAAATTTACATTTACATTATTTACTTTAAAAGTTACACTGATTACATTTTTAATTATATTCAAATGTGTAAATCTAATATTCAAATCAATTCTAGTATCAAAAAATGTCTCAGCATATGGTTTAACAATAACCTTAAAATTAACAGAATTAGTCTCTTCATTACACATAAATTTATGAACTGGTTTTAGTCCTTTTATCATTAATTCATTAAATACTAAAGCCCTATCAATCGCTGGTTCTATTACGAAATCATCCTCATCTAAAATATAACCCTTTAATAATAGGTTATAATCTTGAACATAAAATCTTCTGTTTTCAAAATCATCAATTGTACTCTCATCGCTTATATCTTCTAAATGTAATGGTTGTGGATGATTATTTGGCCAAATATAACTTTGCCTTGAATTAAATTCTTTTTGTATTTTAACTGAGAATTTATTTAAATCTTTCATTTTACCAGTAAATACTCTAATATCATAATTAACGTCAACCGAAGTTGGTTGTGGGATTTTATATAAAGTCATTCCCACGCGATTTCCATTCCAAGTAGGTACTTTAACGTGGGTATATGTAGGGGTTCCTGGTATATTCCATAACCCATTTTGATTAGTACCAATTTGTACGTCTGGTTGTCTTACAATAGTCATAAATGGTATTCTAATATTTTTAAATTCATCGGTAAATTCCCAAGTTTTACTAAATTCAGCCCATCGTTGAATAGTGATTAATAAAACTGGTACTTCCTCACCATTAATTATAACACTTAATTTATCTTTAGTAAATTCAATAACCTCTTTATCAATATCTTCTAATAAAACACCACGAGGTAGGTGAGTCCCTTTTCTAATTATATCTTCAGCAAGCTCTTCTCTACGTTCTAAACCCTCTAATTTAGGTGTTAGTTCCATATTTTTTCTAAAATTTTTTGGTATCATATTATATAGTTTTAAATTATTTATTTAATAAAGACGTAATCCAGCTATTTTTTACAATGATTAGGTTAATGCCTATATATAAATATTAGTTTGAGGGTCTGATGATGTATATACAGATTTTTTTTTCATAATAAGTTTATAAGCCGACGAATTCAGTATCATCTACTGGTGCACAAATTACACTTCTATACGCGCCTCTGTATCCAAGTATTGTATGTTTATCGTCATGTGTTTTTCTACCATCATTTACAACAGTAAAATATTTTATAGTGGTTTCATTTATAGCATAACCAACGTAATCCCCATAGTCTATATCTATATCCAATTCTGTTAATTGAGCTGCATATATCCCAAAGGTTAGTTGACCATCTTCTAAATATCTTAAACCACCATTATCATTGTAAGTTTTATTTTCT